AATCTGCGTATATTCATCTCCTATCTCTTTTACTATTTCTTTTAAAAAATCCATTATACGAAAAATGATTCAAGGTTTACAGTTCTCTCAGCACTCCATCCAATCGAGTCAAGAATAATCTTGAGAGGTTCAAGGAACGACTTCTCAAATTGTAGATCATAATCTATGTATTTGTCAAGGTTGAGTTCCTCTGGGAATTGTTGAATGAATGATATTACATTCTCTTGGATTGGGTTTGGTCTTTTGAGATAACAAAATTTAATCTTCTCACCATTATTAATCAAAGAATATTTTTGTGTGAGTTTATTCTTCTTGACATAATGATTGAAAAGAAGAGCGCCACGAGCATGAATCGGTGTTCCCTTTTCATAGATTGCGTTGACACTTTTATACTTCTTGACATTACTCACAGTTCTTGGAAATGATATCTCCTCTGGTGGTAATGACCTAAACTTTGTTCGACAACTTTCGAAGAATTCAATGACATCATCTTATGTATTTGTCATGATAAGTTTAAGAACATCTTTAATCATGGTGCGACAAGGTGCAGGCGTTGATGACTTGACTGCTTCAATACCCATCATCTTGAGTTTAGGTTCCGCATAACGGACACCCTCACTATCCCAGACATTCAAGATGTATCTTTTCTTGGCAGTCCAGATTCCACGGTCAGCAATGTTCTCACGTTTCATAAACATCTTCTGCTCGTAAGCGTTGACGTAATTGGCCAACGCTTCGTAAGAACTAGAAATATACTTTTCAAATTCCATCTCACAGATCTTGTTAAGGAACCCAACAACACCTTCAGTAGTCTTCTCTCGTTCTTTGTATATAACCTCGACCAAAGGGCCCAGATGCAAATAGATAGAATCGGTATCAACAGCAATAACATAATCTTCATTCTCCGTTTTTAAAATTTTGTTTAGATAGTTGTTCATGCGGTCTTCAATCCAACGAATTGAAACCTGACCAGACAAAGTAATTGCTTCTGCGTTTTCAAGTTTGTAATAACGAAAGTATTCGTTACCAATCGCACCATAGGCAGAGTTCAGTTGGATCTTACGAGCCATCTGAATATTGTTGAATGTTGCGATATCTTTTACAAGTTTAGGATCTTTTGTATCCTCATACTTTTGTTTTGCAGTAAGCATCTTTTTCTTATACACAGTTCTTTCTGTGTATATCTTCTCCATAATCTCTGGTAAGAAACCACGGATGTCAGTGCGATACATTGCACCATTGGCACAAACAGCACTATCTTTGTGAAGTTGAAAGTCTATCTCTTCTTTAAGTATTCGATCAACTGTAGCTGTTGGGTGTTTGTCATCCTTGAGCGTCTCAGGGGAAATATTATATTGCATAATGAGATGAGGATACAAACTATTAAGGTCAAACGAAACCACCCAATCATACTTTCCTGGCTTCGGTTCCTTGACATACGCCCCTGCGTATTTTTGTGACTTAGATGTTCTTTTCTTTGGTGGTATGACAATGTTCTGTTTCTTAAGATAGTTGTAAATGATAGTATCCCACATTCTCACTTGATAGTGAATGTCAATAAAGTTTACTTTGGCATCAAACGCCATTGTAATCGCAAGTTCAATTAATTTCAACTTGTCTTCAAGTTTGTCAACTAGTTGAACGTCAATGATATTATATCGAACAAACTTATCCCAGTCTTTTGTGTAGAACTCACGAAAAGTATCATACTCATTGTGATCAAGTTTCTTCTCACCCAACTCATAGTTGGCAATATAGTCCAATCGATATGACTCTTGACTTGTATATGTGAATCTTTTGTATAGATCAAGATAATCAAGTTGAGTAACACCACCAATATCATAAGTAATGTTTTTACGACCACTAATGTAAACTTCATCTTGAGATACAAGACCCCAAGGCGATAAATCTTTCATCGCCTTCTCACCAAGAATACGATTGATACGACCAGCAAGATATGGTATGTCATACATCTGTGAGTTCCAACCAGTGATTACCTCTGGTAGATTCTTTCTCCAGTATGCTAAGAATGATCTAAGAAGATGAACCTCATCATCACATAGAACGTAAGTTACATTTGGGTCTTTGTTTACAAAAGGCCTTGAACCAAAAGTTGTAACTTTCTTCGTTGCATAATCCTGTAAACTAATCAGTAATAATTCTTCTGCAACATTTTCTACATCAGGGAAACCACTTTCTGCAGCGACCTCAATGTCAATCGTTACAAGACGAATCTTTTTAATATCAAACTGTATGTGTTCTCCTGGATATTTTTCTGAGATATATTGATAAACGTATCTATCATTGCCATATATTTTAAAGTTCTCAACCTCATCATATTTCTTGTAAAACTCACGACAATCTCTCACAAAGCCAGGTTGAATCGGTTCAACAGAATCACCTTCTAGTGTTTTGTATTTTGTTTTTCTCTTAGATGGAACAAATAAAGTTGGTTTCCATTCTTCTCGATGTGTGATGTGCTTTCCATTCTCATATCCACGAATCAGAAACTGATTACCTATGAGTTGTATATTGGTGTAAAATTTCACGAAGTCACTTTAGAATACTGTTCAAAAATAATTGGACTAGGAGTGACAAGAGTTATAATCTTATCAGAATTAATCATCACCTCATTTTGTTCAGTATAATCTTGCATCCACTTATGTAAAGCACCACCTTCAATTTTGTAAGGTTTTGTTAATCTACAATTTGGATCGCCAAACTCCGCAGCAACTTCTTCAATCTCAGATACCACTATCTCTTGACTAGACAATAACAGGACTTTGATTACCTTGGTTTCTTCCATTTAAGCTCTCTAGATAAAGTTTTTTTACATTTTTTACTGGTTCAACAATTGTCACTACCCAATCGGCTGAACAAGGTATTCTTGATTCTTCTGAAAGAGGAATCCAAGGATAAAATTGAACACTAATCATTGATTCATACTCTCTTGATGAACCTTCTTCATTTAAAACAGTTGGTTCTTCTGGGTGATACATCTTTACAATCAAGGGGTCATGAAAATAATATCCAACAATCCCTTCTTCGGATTTAAGCTCTTTAACGTCGGCAATGATGTCCTCACCTGACTTGAGCATTACTAACTTAACAGACATTTAATACTCTCTATGTTTACATTATAAAAGACCACCCAACAAAAGTCAAGTGGTCTTGTGTCTATAAAAATTTATTTATAGATAATCTTTACGAGCATGATGGTCTGGAACTACTTTACCCAACTTAACGGTAAGAAGTCCATCCTTGAATTGAACCTCTCTGACTTCAACATCGTCTGAAAGTGCCCACTCTCTTGTGAAAGATCTCTGAGCCAGTCCTTGATGGACATACTCGGATCCTGTCTCCTTAGTTTCTTTCTGTCCTTCGACAACAAGTTTTCCATATTCAGTGTAAACCTTTAGTTCTTTTTTGCCAAATCCTGCAAGAGCAATCTCAAGCACGGACTCAACATTATTTACATGAATTAAATTGTAGGGTGGATAGTTTGTTGTGGTTTCAAAAGAATTAAAAAAGCGGTCAAGGTAATCATCCATACCAATCCCGTTCTTTGAAATTATTTTCATCAACTCTGGTAAATTTGCAGAGTGATATCTTTGTAGTGAAGTCATAGTGTCCTCCGATAAGCGACTTTATTACTGTGAGCCCAATGGCACCCACACTTCTATTTAACCATATTTGCATTAAAAAGGGGATGTTGAATCCCCTACATTTTTATTCAGTTACCTCTACCTTCTTCTTTTTAGATCCAATATTATATTTTGTTTCTAATATCCAATCACCCTTATCTTTATATGCTAATACTTTTATTTGATTTAACGGTGCAACATCTTGTATAGTGTCAGAATTAACTATACCAACAAGTCCCCAGTCAACTAATAATTGTGCGATACGATTTCTTCTCTGTACATCGTTAGATGTTAAGTTTGCATGCTTTCCATCTAAAGCAAAAAGCTCTTTGAAGTGCACTAAAAAATATCTTCCCTGTTTATGAAGTATGTGACAGGATTGATATATCTTCTTTTCTTTCCTTGATGCAACACCAATACGAGTAAGTGTTTCTCTCACTTTGAGAAAATCATCTGGTTCATTAAGTGTGACCTCAACCATCTGGTCAGGATCCCAATTCACTTCAGGTTCACGAAGAACGCTCATTGTCTTCCTCCAATATCAAGTTTAGATTTAATAAAGTTCAGTTGTTCTTTTGTAAGAATCTTAAGAATCTGTTCCGCTTTTGCATTACTACATTCATAGTATGCTTTGACACTATCAAGTTCTTTGATTTTATCTTTGCGTAACCAAGGAGAAAACCTTTTTTCTTCCTCACTATATGTATAAAAAAGTCATGTTGCATCTTCTTTGGAAGAAATGGATACTTATTCATTTCATTTGCAAACATCACTGTGTCAAGATGTCCTGATAAACACTTATTAATTATGAATGGAGGATATTCTTTTTCTACTGATGGGTCTTCATCAATTTGATTATTCTTGTTTAGATTAATTGAGTTTAACCAGTCCTTTAGTTCCATCAGTTTCATTATCAAAGTAGGAGGCACATGAGCAAACAAGATTACGATCACCGTAAACGTTATCTATTCTTGCAACTGCAGGCCAAAATTTATTAGTTTGTTCTACAGGATATGCTGCTTGTTCTCTTGTATAATTATACACCCATTCTGTTGAACTTACAACCCTTGCAGTATGTGGTGAATTTTTGACAATCTCAGGCACTGTAAATATTTCTCTTTTGATCATCTCCATTGCTTTTGCAAATCTTTTAAGTTCATCTAATGATTCACTTTCAGTTGGTTCAACCATCATTGTGTTTGCAACTGGCCATGATAATGTAGGAGCATGAAAACCATAGTCCATCAATCTCTTTGCAATATCCTCTGCTGTCACAGGAAAATTACGACAATCAAATATACACTCATGTGCAATTCGATCATTCTCTCCTCGATATAAAACTTTAAAGTATGGATCGATTTCGTGTGCTAACCAGTTTGCTGATAATAATGAAATCTCACTTGCCTTGCGTAAACCATCACCACCCATCATACGAATATACATCCAACTAATTGGAAGGATACTTGCACTTCCATACTCTGCTGATGATACACGATGAGTTACAAAAGGTGTTAAATGTTTTGCAACACCAATCGGGCCAACTCCGGGGCCTCCACCACCATGAGGAATACAAAATGTTTTATGTAAATTAAGATGACATACATCGGCACCATAATCACATGGTTTTGCAAGTCCAACTTGTGCATTTAGATTTGCACCATCAAGATATACTTGACCACCATTCTCATGTACGATTCTACAAATATCTTTAACAGTTGGTTCAAAGACACCATGAGTCGATGGATATGTAATCATAATACATGAGAGTTCAAATGTATTCATGATCGCTTGTTTCTCTAAGTCTTTCAAATCAATATTTCCACTCTCATCACATTTGATGGGAACAA